TGGTCGAAGGTAACATTACTTTTGTTAAAATTACCTGTTAAAATATCATTAGTGCTAGCGCCTAAAGCTGAGGGCGCCGTAACCCCAGCCACCGCATCGACTGGTTTTGCACTTTTANACAAATCTCCTGACTCTATACCTGCTGCTGCTATNTNAAATAAACCTCCGATACCAGCGTTCATAGCTGAAGCTCTTGCTTGTTGCGCTTGCTGAGCTCTTTGAGACTGACCCTTAGCTTCACCTAAATCTAATTCAACTCTAGCACCCTGCAGTCTTGATTCTTCTTGAGCTGCTATTTGATTCAACGCCTGCATTTCACGGGACATACCCGCTCTTTGTTGTGCTTGCTGAGCTTGCTGCGCCATTAACACACGTCCTGCTGTCGCACCAGCTCCTCTTTGGTCTCCTTCTATACCTGCTTGTAAAGCTGAAGCCCCTGCCTGAGCTAAAGCTTCTCTCTCTAATTCATAAGGTTCTTTTGCTATTGTAAGTCCTTCTAAATAATTTACATCTAATTTAGCTTTAGCCTCATCAAATGCTTTTTGTGCTGCCGCCTCTGCTTGACTCTGTAGTTTTCTTTGTTTACCAGCCTCGGCAAAACTCATTCCAGAACCTATAGCTGCTGCTCCAAGTGTGGCTATTGTAGTAAATCCTGCCATATTATATTTTTTTAATCATTTCGTGTGTATAACTATCTCCCTTTACATATCCTAGGTCTTCGTAAGTTTGAATTAAACCATCGTGTCTTAGCAGAGCGTAGATATATCCACCGTTTTTAGAACATATATTTGTTAATGTGCTTACTAAAAATTTAACTGCCTCGTGTCTCAATGCTTTATCTTCTATTTTATTATCCGATATAATCCAATCTACCCAACTAACCTTTGAGTTTGTAATATAAGTAAATCCTGCACAAACAGGCTTACCATTCATTATTACCATTAATCCGCCTTCTCCATTCTCTGGTAAAAAATCCTTAGCTGGCGCTTGCCAACCCCAATCTTTCCACCATCCTACTAATACATCTTCATAATCAGATGGATTTAATTTTCTTATACTAAACTCCATACTAGTGTAAAGATACTAATTTTTAAGGATAGCTTTTAATAACTTCAGATTCAACTGCAAATAATTCAGTAGCTGTAGTGTTAGCATTTTCAAGTGTTAATATTAAATCGTGTCCTAACATTCCTACATCTTCCGCCTCTGTATTTCTTAATGCCAATATGTATGGTGCTGCTTCACTAATAATTATACTCTCTGTAAAATTTGTGTTAACAAAAATTCTATTTATTCCGCTGGCTATATTGATTTCAACATTAGTTACTTGACCACTAAAACTAATAGTGGTAAAAGCACCTTCAGAGAAATAAATATAATCTCCAATATTCACACTACTAATAGAGACTAAAGGGTTAACAGAAAAATTAAGTGTCAAGATATTTGAATTTTCTGACCACAAATTTGTTTTTCCAATTCCTTGAGCTGATCTATATGCGTATTCACCAGGCAATGCAGGTGTAGTTCCTGTCTTTCTTATGTAAGCAAAGTAAGCTCCTTCTTTTTTCTCAAACCAAGCTGCGTTTATAAAACCTCTTGACTGAATATCGGAGCTCATAGTTGCTGTCCAAGCTGCGTCTGATTCTAAATTAATTGATTTGAAAATTTTATTTTCTAATGGGTTCTGGTTAAAGACTGTAGTTATCTGCGAGTTATGCTGAATACCATAATAGTTATTTCTGGTTTCATTAGTGTTATGTCTATATAAATTTCCTGCACTGAAAGAATATAAATAGTTATTCATTCCTAACATAAAATCTGGATTATAAGAATAAAAAGACGGCCAACCTTTTACTCCTTCGCTATACGTTAAAGTGTAATTAGTTTTAATAGGAGAAGGAATAGGGGGTACTGTGCTTGGCGTTGGCGGTGTAGGCTCTGGTGTAGGCGCAGGTGATGGACCTGGAGCGCTACACTCATCTCCGTTATAAACTAAATTGTCTTGACCACCCATATACCCGTGATAATAACATTCATAACTAACAGTGCCATATCCACCGATAACTGTTATAGTTACATCACCCCAATAATATGTGTATGTGTTTCCATCTAACCCTGTTTTAGGGGGTGTAGCGTTTGTTCCAGTATACGTTATAACATTAGTTAAATTAAAATTTTGTATTGCTATAGGGTGGTTTGAAGGAACGTTTTTTAAAACATACGTGCCTACATTGGTAGCAAAAGGTTGAAAATAAACCCCATTAAATTGGTATACATTCACCCCATTTACGGTGCCAAAACTTACTGTGTTTTCTGCTCCTAAACAAGAAACAGTAGATGGTGTTGGCCCTGGTGTTGGTGGCGTCGGAGGTGTTGGTGGCGTCGGAGGTGTTGGGGGTGTAGGTAAAGGACTGCTATTTCTCTCTCCACATCGAGTAGTACAAGTTTCTAAAGGCCCTACTTGCTGTCCTCTAATAGAAATTCTATCAATATACCCTGATCCAAAAGTTTGTCCGTAATTGCCTGTAGTATCTAAACAGACATTAATAATTTGGTTTGGATTAATTTGAACTATATCTATTCCAGCTTGTTCTGTATCGCAACATCCTATTTCCCATTCACATGGTTCAGTGGAATCAAGAGGACAAATTAATTGATAAGTTTTACAGGACATAAAGTAAATTATCTACAAATTTACAAAAATTTATTGGTGTTAATTTACAAACCCCCATATTCCCGTTTGATGATGTTTTGTAAAACAAATACCTATTGATTGATTAAATAAATGAGCGGGCAAAATTTCTACTTTTTCCATGTTTTTTTTTACATACGTGGATAAAGCAATAGGCCCAACTGTTTCTCGAACAATAATACCCGGGACTGTTTCTTTTATATTTGGGTATAAATTAACTTGATCAAAGTTATTAATAATATTCTTTCTTGATTCGTGTAAAAACCCAGTCCAAAAATCGCTAGGCGGAGAAATCATTAAACTGTTTTGAACAAACTCATCACCTGCGCTTGCTCCTATTATGTAAATTTTATTTTTATTTAATTGATGAATAAAAGGTGACACAAGCTCTATATCCATATCAGAATATACCCCCCCAATGCTTTCTAAAATTAAAGATCTAACATAGTCTAATTTAAATATTTTATGTAATCCATTTAAAACTTCATAAAACTCTGGGTCTTTACATTTAATAAATGCGTCTATATCTTCATCACTCCATACCTTGATACAACAGCTATGTTTTTGCCAAGACTTTAAACAAACGCTCCATTTATGTGGCCACTTACTTTTGTCGCTTGGTGCTAAAAAATGTGTTATCATGCAAATTTATAATGAACATAAAAGTTTCTAAAGTATTTCCCTCCAAAAGGTTCTTTGCGCGCATGCTCACACACAGCTGATTCGTATAGAATCATATCCCCTGGCTGCGCATAAATCTTATACCACTCCCCATCGTGTCCCTGTATATCTAATGGCCAATCATCTGCATATTTTTTGTTTTGACATCCACAAGTCAAGTCTTTGTCAACTATAATAATGGATGATATATGATGAGTGTCCACCCTGTCAACGTGAGGTTTTAAATTAGAGCCATTTTCGTAAGATCTAATTCCATATATATAGCTAGGGTTTAAATCTCTACCACAAAATTTTTCATGAACTGGCAAAAGCTCTTCATGAATAATAGACTTGACAGTGGGTAAGTGATCAAAACTTAACAACTTAGTGTCACCTGGAATATACGCTTCTTTGCCATCAAAATTTTCTACAGTTTCTTTTTCTTTTAACAACCCGTAGCATTCTTGAATTAAAGCCCATATTCTCGGGGGGCATTTAGTTAGTTCAAAGCCATTTTCTGTTAATTTAGGCAATGATGAAGCTTGTATTTTTGGCAGAGTTGCTTTTACAACTTTACTTTCCATAACAGGTTTTTCTTTTTGAACGACTGCTTCACTATAAGGAACTGGTACTAGGTTTTTATACTCCTCATATTTATGCGCATCTCCTGCGCCATCCCATTTGTTTTCTCTCCACCAAGATGTTACAATATATTTTTTTCCTGATTTAACAGGAACCCCTTCATGAAGTGTATCTACTAAGGTTTGTCCTTCATGCATATTCTTCCACCATATTGCTTTGCCCTTTTCAGGTTTTACTTCTTGTTGAAGGTTAGGAAAGTTTGTTTCTCCTCCTTCAAAGTTATCATTAAGATAAACCATCAAAGTATGGGTGCGATTTCCTGAAGCTCTACAATGCATATCGTAAGCAGGGCCTGTAAAATAATCGTTATGAGGTTTAAAATATTGTCCTGGCTCATATAACTGCCCTTGCAACGACTCCCCGTTTTCCCTAGGCAAATTTAAATGTGCGCTTATTTTATCATGCACAGAAGATATTAACTTATCATTTGTGTTAAGATTGCTAGTGCTTGAAGTTCGGTGGTCAGTTATATCTGATCTGTCTGTCCCCCCTACTACTACAGATGACCTGTTATGGTTGGCGTCAATGTGTTTTATTATTTCATCACATTCTAGATGTGATAAGAAGTTTGGTATTTCGTACATTAAATTATATTAAATTAAATTAATATAAATATATAAATT